TTTTTTTTGTAAATTAATTAAAAAAAATTCTTCAAAAAGTTTTTCATGGTCTTGTTTGAGATCTTTATTCGAGATCTTGTTCGAGATCTTTGTTGAGATCTTTGTCAATAATTTTGTCAATAATTTGTGTTTTTCCACCCACCCATTTTAAAAAAGGCTTCATTCTTACTAGTAGTACAATTTTACTTTTTAATTAAAAAGTATTTCAAGACCGTAACCAACTATATATACCCTGCTAAACTCGGTGGAAATTCTCCACGACGTAAATAATTATTATTAGACAAATTTTTACGATAAGATTTTGTAGAACTATCAACAAAAATAGCACCTAGTATACCAATACCTAGAATAACAATTAATACTATAACAATAATTCCAAGTGGAGTTTCCCAAAATGATAATTTATCATCGTTATCAGCCATTTATATTACTCTGATATTAAAATTTAAAGTGTACATAAAATTTTTAAACATTGTTTACTAAATGGAGTGTTCTATTTGTCTAACAGATGTACATAACAATCTTTGTGAAACATTATGTCATCACGTGTTTCACAAGGATTGTATAACAAAGTGGTACAATTCTGGAAACAATACATGTCCAATGTGTAGAAAGATTCAAAAGACAAAACTTCAACAGGTGTATGAAATGTTACAAAGTAACAAAAGGGCTAATATTACACAAATCATGATGTCAATTGATACAGACTGGAACGAAATATTTTCACCAAGTAACACCGGTTTATATTAATCAATATTAAAGTTTCTAGAAACAGATAACGTAATGGATGTTAAAGAACTAATAAAACTTCAATTCATTTCAAAACCAGATGGTTCAAATGTTGGTAAAACAATAAAGTATCTTATTGCATTAAGTATTTTGGATGAAAGTATTAAACATATCGGTTCACTTTTAAATTTTTTAAAGAGTAGATTTAATAAAAAAATTTCGGAAAAGATTGATGAGAAACAAACTCCACTTGTACAAGATTCCGTATTATTGGATAAGAGGCACAATTTTAATCAAGTCTTTATGAAGAGGGATTGGAAGACAACACTTGAAAGTTTTCAAGAAACAAATCTTATGGTTGATGCAATTTTAAATATAATTTCAAAATTAGACAACATCCCAAAATTGCAAGTTATTGAAAATACTCAAACACTTATCAACTATCTTGATAAACCTTTTCAAATTACAAGGGACATATTTGCCAAGGTGGAAACAATTGATAAGGATCCTGAGACTGGTATGGTTACGGCTATAACTATGATACTCATGTCAAATACACTTTCCTCGTGTGAAATTACCAAGTGGGCCAAACACATGTACATTCTGTACAAGGAGCAAGTAAAGAATGCACTTGGTGACAATTTGTATTTTTTTGACCACAAGAATCGTGTTGACCAGACAGATCCAAGAGGTTCACTTTCCGTCGGCGACGACTCTGAAAAGTCTCGAGCCACACACCGAGTCATGAAGATTGCAACCGCTCCGAGACAACTCAACTTTATCAAGAGTCCCTTTTATTCTAACAAATCATTTGTAAATATATTTGGAGATGAGGTTCGTGAAGTTGAAGAACGTGTCAACTTTTTCTTGAATAATCGCGAGTGGTACGACTCGAGGGGTATTCCATACCAACTGGGTCTCTTGTTGTCAGGAGTTCCTGGTTCTGGTAAAACATCTATAATTCGAGCCATTGCAAACTTGACAAAGAGACACATTATCAATGTAAACTTTGCAAACATTTCAACTGCAACTCAATTGAAAAATCTATTCTTCAGTGATAAAATTACAGTTTACACTGATTCAACCATGAGCAATTTTGATGTATTGACAATTCCACTCGAAAATCGCATATATGTTCTTGAGGAAATTGACGCAATCAGTAACATTGTGAAACAACGCGTGGATGGGGAAGTCAGAGAGGAACCAATTCCAGATGAACTCACACTCGGAGAGATTCTCACCGTACTAGATGGAACACTCGAGTCCCCAGGGCGAATTGTTATCATGACAAGTAATAGACCGGAGATACTTGACAAGGCTCTGGTACGCCCGGGACGTATTGATGTTTCGGTCAACTTTGGATACGCCAAAAAAGAACTCATCATAGAAATGTATCAATGCTTTTTTGGAAGAAAGTTTCCCGAAGAACTTGTACAAAAATTACCAAATGAAAAATTGACAGCTGCTGAAATTGGTCAAATACTTTTTCGTCACTTTAAAAATCCTAAACCACAAAACATTTTGGAAAATCTTTTGGAATGTTCAAACATTTCTCGCGGGGTTTCAGAAACAATTTACAAACCAATTGAAACAACATGGGAGCCATCTGAAGAACTTGGAGGTTACGCAACTTGGATACCAGATTGAAATTAAAGCTTACAAATTATGTATTAATAATGGATGTTCAATTATTGTCAAACGATGCAAGAGTTCCAACTCTTGGTTCTAACAGCGCAGCTGGGTTTGATATTTATAGCGTTGATTCTATGGAAATTTTGCCTAATTCTAGAAAACTTGTATCAACAGGGATTTCTATTAAACTTCCGTTTGGGGTGTATGGTAGGATTGCTCCTCGTTCTGGACTGGCTGTCAAAAATGGAATACATGTTGGGGCTGGTGTAATTGATCAAGATTATCGCGGAGAAATAAAAGTTTTATTATTCAATCTTTCCAATGAAATCTTTTATATACAAAAAGGCGATCGTATTGCTCAGCTTATATGCGAAAAGTATGAAACGCCTATAATTAGAGTTGTTGTTGATAAACTTGATGAAACTGAACGAGGACATGGTGGATTTGGGTCTACTGGGGTAAAATAAAGAAATAAATATCATATAATGTAGAGAAAAATGTCAATCTACTGTCTCATCGATCGTTCTGGTTCAATGGCAAACTGCGTTGATGATACAATTGGAGGTTTCAATACATTTTTGAAGGAGCAGAATCCGGAAACAATGCTTAGTATCACTCTTTTTGACAATGAGATTACACACTTGTACACCAAAAAGGTTTGCGACATTGAACCACTTAACAAGACTACATTTGTACCACGCGGTGGTACAGCACTCCTTGACGCCATTGGTCATACCATAAAATCTGTACCAAATGGGGAAGTTCCATCAATTGTTATACTGACTGATGGGTTTGAAAACTCGAGTAAAAAGTACACCAAGTTGCACATTAATGATTTGATTGAAGAAAAGAAGAAGATGAATTGGACATTTGTATTTCTAGCGGCGAATCAAGATGCTATTGAATCGGCGGGAGAAATTGGAATACCAGAATCGAGTGCTCTTACATTTGATACTAAAAATGTGGTATCAGCTTTTAGAAGCGCATCACATGCTCTTGAGAGAAAAAGAACAGGTGAAACACAAGAGGTAGTCTTTACATCTTTTGAACGAGAACGCAGTATGTCAGCTGCGTAAATTATCAACACAAACCGAACCTATTATAACCCACATTGCATTAATACTATTTGAACCAGTTTGTGCAATCCATTGTAGAGCTTTACAATGCGGTGTACATGCATATAAAGGTGACAAAAAGAACCCTTCAATTGTCAAGGGTGTACATAATTTTACATATAAATGTGAAGAAATATAATGTGAAAAAATCCAAAAAATATACATTACAACAGCTTTTTTTATCATTACATTAACGTTCTACAAGTCTTTAAATTCCGAGAAGTTTCTTTTTTTCATCAAGTTCTCTTTGTTCCCCCTTATTTGTTAGTGGAACACCTGATTTTATAGACTCAATCTCCGGTCCCGATAGTGATATTGAATTGACTCTAAAATCATTAAACGCCTTCATCGTGACTGGAAGCAGTGGTTCTATACAATTGTAAATTGCAACTGCATATTCCTGAATTTCCTTTTGGGCATCTGGAGCCATTCTGAGTCGGAGGTAATGCATCAAATTGTGCAAGTTAATTTTCCAAAAAAATTCAGTATATGTCGATTGAGGAAGGTGACACCTTGCCAACTCGCGTGTACACCCGTCACTGAGAAGCTGTTTATAAGTACTAAACGCAAGTTCACAAGACTCTTTTTGGGGACTAACGTCCAAGTCTATCGGTCCACCTGAACATTGTTTATTGACGTTTGATTGTTCACGATATTTTTCGGGTACGAAAAAGTCTGCGGGAACTTCCGAGTACCTGGCGGATAACTCATTGATGCTCGCGGTGCGATGCCGAAAGTGCTGACGAGCCACGAATATAGGCATTTTGATGTAGAATTTAAACTCAACCATTTCAAACGGGGTGTTGTGATAGTGTCGCATGAGATATCTGATGAGACCTTCATCGGTTCTGGTTGTTTTGGTTCCAGTTCCCGAGTAAGAAACTCTTGCAGCTTGTACAATGGCAGAATCAAGATTTTCTCGCGGCATGGTATCAACGAGTTTAACATATCCATCTTCCATTTATTATTAAACTAATTATTTTTTTAAATGTTTTTTCATGTTTCGTTTAAATAATATAGCACCTACTTTAGCATCTTCGCGAACAAGTTTTAAATGTTTACTTATAAGATTTTCAATATTCTTTTGTGTTTTTGCTTTACGCTGACTAGGACTAGGGCTAAACTTGGATGACAAAGTTAGTTTCATGGATTCTCCGGGTTTTCTTTTTCTGAAAGCATGTGGGCCAAAAATGGTTATAATTTTATTAATTTCAGCATTGGTATTCATTTAGTATACATCAATTTTATAAATTAGAGAAATAATACGTTTTACTTGTAATAAGAATGAACACTCTCGTACAAGCGAAACACTCTATTTCCCTGCTTTCAAATGACTCAAATGTTGACTGTATTGAAATTACATACAAAAAGTATATACACGGTGTGGGGTACCGTACCAAGACTGATTATGTATACACCAAGCCAGCTGGAAATTGGGTAGAACTGAAATTTTACAATGAAGACAATGTCGAATATTCAAACTTTTTAAACACAATGGTGACTAAAAACCTTGATGTACATCGTAAATTGGCTAAAATTGAGCTTGATCGTATTCTAGATTCACCTGGTATGTATAGGATTAATCTTCTCAATGCAATTTGTATTCTAGACCCTACTTTTATACCACCCATTATAAATAAGAGGTGTCGTTGGCAATGTGATCTATTAGAGGATATTGTATCAAAAACAAGTCTATATGTTATTTCAACTTCTAGAAATGAGAGGCGACTCGAGAGGTATTTCAACGCACTGTGCTCATTAAAAGTATAGCAAGTAATACAACAATCAAAATAATAGGTAAATTAAATTGTATATTTTCTCGTGTAATTGAAACTGGAACAGGACTCGGATCTTTATACGGTATCAACGTATATAAATCTGGAAGAAACTCTTGGGTTGGTTCGGCTGCTCGATAAAGTGGACAACTCACAGGGTTTTTAGGTGGTATACATCCTTGATAAAGACCTAGATTACTATTATCATGCGCAAAAATACCAGCTAAACACTCTGGTTTCTCGCTTTTTGGTTCCCATGTATAGCCTGGTTGAGTTTTCACAGAACAACCATATGCATCACATGTAATATTGTCTTTATTTGGAGCAGCTGGAGCAAATCCAAATGGTTTCCTCCACGCGCCTGGACCTCCAACAACAAAAGGATTAACTTGATTCAATGCATTTTCGTCTGAAAGCATAAGTGCACTCATAGTTAATTACTAGTCAGATTATAATTCTTATCCAAAAATTTTGTCTGATGTTTTAGCCACATCTCATCTAAATCTACATCCAACATTGATGCAAGTTGGAACAAATAACTAAATACATCACCCATCTCCATTTGTACATCTGTACCTCTCTCCTTTTGTAGATTTTGCTTTCTATAAATCTTTGTGTACTGTCTAATTGCTGAAGCAAGTTCTCCAATTTCCTCGGTCAACAGTAACCATACGGTATTTACAGGGGCGCGGTCCCAGCCCTTTGTCATGCACATTTCTTTTGTTGTATCACGGTACGCATTTAAATTCATCTTATTCAAATAGTAATTCAATTTTTTAAGTCCCGATGTGCAAGCACAGTTACATCTTCTCACCGTACAAGCTTGTGTTAATAGGTCGAGGTTCTGGAACGAGTGGAGTGCTAATATCCCGAATGTAACCAATATACTGCGAAATGCCTGTACCAATTTGTCCAATGGCAGTTTTGATAACAATTTCATTCATGAGTTTAACTTGTTCGGGTAGATTTCCATATGGGTCAAACGAATTGTCAATGTAGACCATACGCATGAGAGTCATAACATCACTTCTGTCTTGGTTGTCAATTGAGATACCGGTGGTATTTTTGAATTTTATTCTGATGTCATTCTGTATTTTTGCATAATTAAAATC